CTCAAAGGTGAAGGAATCAGTTGCCCCTGGCATCATGCCATAGGTCTCAGAAGGAGAAAGTATGAGGTATCCAGTATTCGTTCCCACAGTAAGGCCGTCAGCCGTGTATACCGGTCTGTCTGTTACTGATGTTCGTGGAAGCGCGTTTTGTTGCCAGGGGCCATGGTCAAGGACACTGTGTCCAGCTGTTGATGTTCCAAGATAAGCTCCTATGCCGGTGGGGTAATCATTCATTTGCCAATCAAAATAATCAGTTGTTGGCATTTGATTATTATTTAGGAAAAGAGTTGAACGGTATTTCCGGAAAGATTGAAAAGGGAATTGAGAAAGGCTTTAAACGTGCAAAAATTGTAAATTCAAACGTGAATAATATTGATTTAGGAGGCAAAAGAAGAAACTTTTTTAATTAAAACACATGTCAAGTAATTTAACTAGAACAAATCGCAGACGTTATACTATTTACGGAAACACTTTTGGTTCACGAGTAATAAAGGACCCGAGAAATTGGGAAAACGATTCAAAGGAATTAATAAGATCCGATAAATACCAAGGATTAACTGCAAGCATAAATAATTCCAATTTGGAGTTTTACGGCGTTGCTTTTACATTGCTAAAAGGCGAGTATGATGTTAATGGAATAAAAGCGAATGTTAGAATTGAAAGAGAATCAAGAAATGATAATACCGATGAATGGGAACTTGATTATATCGGATATTTAGATTTTTCAACGTACAATCAAAACAAAACTTTCATCAAAATAAAATGTGATGAAAGCCAGTTTTTCAAAAACATCGAAAATCGTTTCAAAGATCAATTCGAGTTAGACAGATTGGACGATTTAAAAGGCGGTACTTTACCGCCATTGGAATATAAAAAACTTTCTTTGCAAGGGCGTGACATCTTTCGGGAAAGCTATTTTGATAACGACGACGAAATTATAAGACTGCAATACGAGGGATCGGATTCATTTAATGCATTGGTTGATATCGCTTTACCTTTAAACTTGAAATTTAAAAGTGATGAAAATGTTTTTTCGCCTGCAACCGTTGTAGATTCGGGAGGGTTTATAAATTTATTTACTGCTCAAATAACTAGAACAGGAGGGGATAACGCGCAATACAATCCCGGACTACTATTTTACCTTACCTCGCCGATTGCTAGAAACGTACACGTAAACATTAAGTTGGATTTCAGAGCAAAATTTAATAACGTTAATGCAGATTTTGGAGCGTTTAATTTATATTTTGACAAAGTTGTTCAAGAGGGCGACGGAGATTTTGTAACGGGCGATTCAGTCAATTTGGTATCAGATTTTCTACCACAAGCACAAGGCGTAAACTGGAAAAACTATTCAGTTACATACGATCAAATAGTAGCGTTAGATGCAAACATGTCATTAGGGTTGAGATTACAACCATTTTTCGGAAGTTCCTATGCACAAGCAAATAGATACGATTTTGAATTTAGTAAAATAGAAGTTACTTTGGATTATACACAAATCGGCCAAACAACTGAATGCGATTGTTTGACGTATTACCAAGTATTTCAAAGGCTGATTCAAATTATTACTGGAAAAGATGCTTTTACATCAAATTTATTGAGTGGCTTTTGGAAAGATTTATTATTTACTAATGGATTTAAAATTAGGCAGGTCCCGGACAAATCAATAACAACTTCTTTGGAAGAGGTTTACAATTCACTCAATGCTTTAGACGACGTTGCATTGAAAATAAAAAACCAAACGATACAACTTGAATCAAAAGATGATGTGTATTTGCAAGAAGTTTCAATTGATTTAGGATTAGTGACTGAAATTAATCGAGAGATTGACGAAAAAACACATTTTTCTATAATTGAAATTGGGAGCGATTTTAACGGCCTTTACGAAGAGGTTGTTGGACTTGATGAACCAAACATTAAAAACAGCTATACAACTTGTTTAGATTCGTTAGACAATCCACTAAAAGCCGTTTCCAAGGTTAGAACTGATTCATACGGAATTACGTTAGCACAGGATAAACAATTTGTTGACAATCCAAAATTAGATACGAAATACGATAAATACAACTTTGCAATTGACGCTTACATTGTAGGCCAAATTTATTTAGTTCGTCATTGGGAGTTAGATTTTGCCACAGAGCCAACGGGAATTTATAGCGTCGATACTGCTTTTAATTTGAGATTAAGCCCGTTTAATTCATTTTTTAGAAAAGGCAAAACAATATCAACGGGATTGCAAAAATATCCTAATGAATTAATAAAATATTCTAGCACAGAGGGGAATAGTCAATTAGTTACTTTGTACCCAGAAAGGGCTATTGTTCAAAACAATATTTTAGACAGCCCTTATTTTTTACCCGAAATAGTCAAATTCAAAAGAAAGATATCAATGTCGCAGTTTAAAATATTAGTTGATAATCCTTATAAATTAATTAAATTTACCAACGAATTTAGAAATGACGAGTACGGGTATATTATTTCGGTAAAGCCAAATAAAGAGGGAAATTTTGAATTGTATAAAGCAAATTTATAAGTCATGGCAGTAAAAAAGATAGTATTAGATTTTAAAGCGCAACCAGTAGCGGGCAGCGCATTCAGTTATGACATTTATATAAATGGAACTTTATTGGTTTACGGTAGTTCGATTAACACTATAAATTTGAACTACATTGTTGGCGCCAATAACTCGCCTTATCAAATCGGAATAGGTACAGACTTAGACGACACAATTGATAAAACAATAGCTTTTCTAAACAGTATTTATTATTTCTCTGGGTTTGTTGGCGGATTTTCAGTTGTGGTTTCTTATCAGAGAGTAGGCGATGCAATTGAGGCGATTATAACCACATCGGCAACCGCTAATCAAGTTACATTTTGGAAAGTTTTTTCATCCAACACAAACTTAAATTTTAGAACAGATACACCATGCGAAACCGCAATGATGTACAATCAAGTAAGTTCAAGTTTTACAACGGGAGTAATTTACGGCTTTGCACCTGGAACATACTACGTAAAAAACACTACTTTAAACATTACAAAAACGGTAACTATTCCTAGTAGTTTTGATTGCGTTTTCGACAAAGGTTTTGGATATGTAATAAAAGATTCCGGGAACGCTACACTTTTAGGCTTCAGTATTCCGGCATCGGTAATAAGCGCAAACTTAAATTTAGTTGTAATTAACAATGATTTGACAATCACATTAGTTGGAACGAATGCTTTTGTTGTTTATTCAATCGATGGTACAACTTATCAAACATCAAATTTATTTGTGGGTATTCCGTTAGGAACGACAACTTTGTACATTCGCGATCGATACGGATGTATTCGCACATTTCCAGTTTTAAATACTGGCGATGAAAACGGAAATACGGTCCAAGCGTATCACTACATTTCAGAAATAAACAGCATCCGATTGGTTCAGCAAGTTGTGCACGGCAATTGCGGAAACTACAAAAACATTTACAATACATTAAGTTGCCAAGAAAATTTAAATTATACCAAGCCGAATAAATTCATACAATTATTTCAAACTTGCGATATCGAAGTAAAAACCCAAATAAAAACTTCATACGAAAACATCGAGGTTTACGGTATTGATCAAGATGGTGTTTTAACCGAACTAACGGCAAATAAAATAGTCAATAACATTGGCATTGAAGATAAGCGAGATTGTCAATATTATTCTTATAACGGCCAATTGGCGATAACTTATTCAACGGGGAATACTTACGATTATGGAACAACAACCGTAAACGGAACTTTTGAATTGAATGGATCGTTACCACAATACGGGGTAGTTGGAACGTGGTTAGAAACTGCTTACGGAAACTTACAAATTGTAAATATTATTATTTCAGATGATGGTCAAAGGAGTTTGTTAATGAGTGCAAACATTGCAATTACCGGAGTTGTCAACGGAACTGTTCAAACGATTTACAACCGAGAATCGTACAACATTTGGGAGTTTAATACTGATATGAGTTTATTTGCTGACAAAACTTTTCATTTGGGATTAAGATTTTATCAAACCGTACCCGATGCAGCTTTTCCAGATGTATATTATTTATCAGAAAAGATTTTAGTTAAAGCGCGTCATCCACGTAGTTTATATATTCAATGGTCAAACACAAAGAATAATGATATTTACTATTACAGCGGAATTGTAATGAAAAACCGACTTAATTTTGCTGATATAAACACTCGATTAAGTGACGGAAGTGTTGAAATTGAAAGAACAGATTCCGAAGTAGTTTCCATCGACGCAACAAATTATAAAGCGTATGAGTTTGAAGTTTTGAACCTTACAACGGGAATGGCCGGAAAAATTTTATTAGCTTTGATGCATGATGTTTTAGTAATTGAAAACATACCGTATAAATTAGCTGAAAACCCAGAGTTAACGAGAAAAGGGAAAAGCAATTTCTACGACATAAAAGCAAAATTACTCGAGGCAGGCGATGTGTTCAATCAAGGCACAGCAAATACACAAGTAATTTACACCAATACCGAGTTAATCGGACTTTTACAAGGGGATGCGAATGCAGAATATATAAGAATTTTATAAAAAAAAGCCATGTTTGAAATATTCCTAAATAGACTAAATGAGTTGACCAGTATAGTAAATACTATCATCAGTCAATCAAAAAAAATATTCCAATTACCATCATCAACGGACGGAACAAAATATGTTGCGGTTTGGAATGAAGATTCAACAGCAACTGAAAAGTTTAATTTAAGCGACGCTTTGGAGGGATTCAATGCGTTAAACGATAGAATTGTAACTTTTGGAACCATTACGCGGACATTGAATTTATTTACTTTTTCAAGTGGTTACGTCTGGATTATAAATGCTGTAACCTACACAAATCCGAGCGACATTGAAGATGTTGAAATAGAAGATGCAGCTGCCGATAATTTCAGAATTGACATTGCGGTTTTAGATACCAATAACACAGTTCAAATTGTTCAAGGCTTTGAATCAACAACAATAGCGCAACAACCGCCTACACCGCCAAACACATTGTTGTTAGCGGTTTTTTCCATTTTTGAAAACGTCGTTTCAAATCCAACTTTAAACCAAAATCAAAGAATTGTAAAAATAATTGATGCAGTTGTAGACTATCCTTTGACGCAAGACGACGCAACAAAGTTTTTGGTAGTTAAAAACGATATTGATTTAGTTTTGCCTTTGGATTTGACAGATAACACGCTTTTCGTAATCAAAAACGATAGCGGTTCAGATTGTGAAATTACTTTCGATACTGATATTGAATTTTTAGGAAATCCAATAATTAAAGACGGTTCTTTATGTTTTTTAAAGAAAATTGAGTTAACTGCGGGAGGCGATGAAATTTGGAGCGTAGACCAAACAGAAAAAGACTTAATTGATGTTTTAAAGCAAAAAGGACGTGAAATAAAATTAATAGACACTTCATTAGGCGATTATACTTTAGAATTTGAGGATAGATATAAATATTTAATTTCAGACGGTTTAAATGATATACAAATAATTATTCCAGAAGATACTTTTAGAAGCGGCGATGAAATACCAATTTTTAATACAGCTGCAACTTTGACAATTGATAGCACTCTTAACATTATTGGACTTAGAAGAGTAATTCAAGAAAGTTGTAAAGGAAATTTATTTTTTGCTGATATAGACGGCGATCCATACGTAGGAATTTCATTTGAAAATGACTTTGCCGATACAGAATATAAAATAACTACGGGAGGACAGGCACAGGTTAACAAGTTCTATAAATTTAATGGAACAGCAACAATAACAGATCCGTCGTCCGCTAACTCTATGGATTTTTATGTAGTTTTTGTAATTGAGGGAACTGCAACAATAGATTCAGTAGCATACACAGCAGGCGATTATATTTTTAGAGCATATCATACCGGAGTTTGGACCAGTTATTTAATAAACGGAGGCGGTGGCGGTTCTGATAACACCAAAGAAAACATAATCAGCGGAATTGTAGCAAGTGGAACGGACACTTATACTGCTACCTATGTACCTACACCATCAAGTTATACCGATGGTTTTAAAATGTTGGTTCGATTCACAAATGCAAACACCGGAGCATCAACGATAAATATTAATTCATTAGGTGCCAAATCAATTGTAAAAGGAGTTTCAACGGCTTTAGTTGCGGGCGACATCGCAGCCGGAACAACTTTACTTTTGTCTTACGATGGAACTAATTTTGTTGTTGTAGGAACTCAAATGATAGGAGTTGCAACAAAAACGGCTTTAGATTTAAAAGCAGCAATAACTTACGTAGATGCGGGTTTAGCTACTAAAACGGGAATTATTCATAGGAAAGCAACTGCATCTAGTGCAGTTACGGGAGTTACAACCGAGCAAATTTTAGAATCTATTTCATTTCCTGCAAATACCGTAGCGGTTGATGATATTATTAGAGCATTTTACAGTTTTAACAAATCAGTTAGCACGGGAACAACTACTATAAGATTGAGAGTAAATACTTCTAATAGTTTGAGTGGTTCAAGTGTTATTGCAACATCTGGGGCGTTGGCATCTGGAACTAGAGGACAATCATTTCAAAGACATTTAAACGTTAGAACGGGAGTTCTTGAACACGTTGATAACGCGCTTACTGCCGCATACGAAAATGCAGGCCAATCATCTGTAAGAGGAACAACGACTTTTGATCCAACAATCGATAATTGGTTTTTAATAACGTGCCAAAACAACACACAATCAACTGATAGTGCCGTATGTAGTAATTACATTTTTGAAAAACTATAAACATTAAAAAAACTAATAAAAAAAATGAAAAAACTAATTATTTCAGCATTAATATGCCTTTCAATTCAAAGTGTTTTTGCTACAAATCCAGTAGTCGATAATTTTTCCGATTTTGCCACATTTACAAAATGGAAACCAACAACTTTACTAAGTAGTGGATTGAACGTTACCACTACATCAAACGACTTTATCAATACGGGACGCATCATTGATGAAAATACCTATTCTGTTGAAATTAGCGGGGTTTGTTTGTCAAATAACGCAAGTCATTTCGGATTTGGTTTAAAAAATGGCTCGCTATTTAGGAGTATAATCTATCGCGGAACTTCTGGCGAGGTTCACGGTTTAAAATATAATTCAACGACGTTAGACAATCCCTCTTGGCGAGTTGCCGGAACTGGTTACGTTGTAGGCGATAAAGTATCGGTTAAAGTCTATTTTGAGGGTGCAAACATTTCTTGGAAAGTTGCCGTTAACGATATTTGGCAGCCTTTACAAAATGCAAAAAAGTCATTCAATTTAGGCGAATTAGTTATTGTAATTCGTAATGCCTCTCAATGGGGAAGTATTGGGGCTATAATTGAATCAAAAGCAAATTTTGCCGATGCACGTATCGCTCCAAACGGAAATGATTTATCGGGCGATGGAACAATCTGGAATCCTTTTAAAACAATCGGTAAAGCAAATGACGTCGCTAAAGGTCAAGGTTTTGTTATTCCGATGGATGGGGATTACTTCGACGACTTAACTTTTGACTTCAAAAGAAACATAAAAATTGCTAAAAATCACAATGCACGTTTTATATACGGCGAAAGAATTACTTCAGCCAATTTAATTTCTGGTAGTTCACGCGTATATTCAATTCCACATACGGCTTTTAGCGGAAGTACAGCACATATTACATTATGGCAACACGACGTTATAGACGACGAAACTTTAATTCCAATCGAAAAAATTCATCCATTACATTACGGTAGAACTCACAGAATGGAACACTTGCGCTGTACCTACAAATCATCGATAGCTAATTTAGAATCATCTGATCCAAATAAGAGTTATTGGTACTGGTTGAATGGTATTTTATATTTCACAATTAAAAACGGAACGAACTTACAAGAACATCCTTTAGTCATTCCATCAAAAGGCGATAAAACTACTTTCAATCATTGCATTGCTGATGGTCGAATAGGCACGAATGTTGTTATTGACGGGATGACCATTTTATATGCTCCAATTGATTTTAAATACACCACATTTGTTGCAAAAAGAATAAAAGGCGGTTGCGTATCTGCTTTCTATTTTATTCATTTTGGATTTTGTTTGAATTCACAATTAATCGATTGTCAAGTATTTGGTGTTCGTCCGAATGTTGCGGGAGTTGGCGATGGTTTAAACTCACATAGCGAATCTTCATCCGGTTTAATAGAAACAAATGTCGAGATTATAAATCCATCGGTAAACGATTGTTATGATGATGGATTGTCGCCTCATAAACAAAATGATGTTAAATGTACGGGCGGTTTGTTTGAATACAATCAATGCGGTGTAACTCCGGCATCTGGAGCAATTATGCTTTTAGAAAATTGTACAGTTAGAAATAACAACATCGGTATTTCGACAATTGGCGATAATACAACTTTTGAGGTTAGAAATTGCGTAATTGAAAACAACGGAATCAATGTTTATACCGATAACACAACATCGACAATCAACATTTATAATAGTACAATTACGGGTAATCATCCAGACAATCCCGACATTATTTTACACGATTGTATTTTGAATTAATCTTTAAAACTTAAAACTATGGCATCAGTAGCATTATGCGCTCTTTGTAGAGTACCCGAAAAAATCAGATTGTATTTAGAATCGAATAAAAGAACCTTTATAGTTTATTCGATTTTCCTTGTTTTACTAGCGGAATGGTTCAGCATCATTTATCAAAGTGTAGTTCCGCAAACTCTGAATATGGTTTATGATTCTTACTTGTTTTTTTGGTATCCATTATTAACTCAATTCGTTTTGGGAATTGTATTTTTCTCTCTTTTTTTATGGAAAGAGCGTTTGCATTTTTGCGGTAGAAAATCAGCAACTACGTTTTATTTATCGATGTATTATCTATTAGGATTCTTTGCGGTCCTATTCTGTTTTAGCGCAACATTTTACTACGCAATAATTTCGTACACATCAATTGGTTTGGCAACAATGCTTTTTGTGTCCTCAATTATAAAAGATTCAGAGTAATGGAAAAGAACCAAATAACAGCCGTTTTTTACGCATTGGTAGCGTTACTTAATATAAATCAATCGGTTTTATTATGGTTTTTTGTTATTATGGCATCCGACATGATTTTTGGTGCGATAAAGTCGGTTTCTGTTCCAGAATTGACTTTTTCAATGAAAGCCTTTTTCTTTGGTATGCTTAGAAAACTAACTTTAGTCGGATTAGTTTTGTTTGTGGCGACATTAGCCAAAGGATTAGGATATAATGACACCCAAACGATAACAACAGCAGTTTTAAAAACTTTGATGATTACAGAGGGAATTTCTGTTTTCTACTGCTTTAAATCGATATGGACTAGAAAGGAATCCAAGCCACAAGATTTTATTACAATTCTTATCGAAAGCATGATTAAGTATTTAGGAAACAAAATCGAAAAAATCGCAAAAGCAATGAATGAAAATAGTTCTTGCTTGTAAAAACAAAACAATAATAATTTAAACCAAAATATTATGAATCACAATTTTTTGAAAACAGAAACCGGTCCAAAAGTTTTAGTTGAAGCATATAAATTAATCGGAATTTCCGAGTTATTAGGAAAAGATAACAACCCTAAAATATTGGCTTGGGCTAAAGAACTTAACCTTGAAAATACCTACACAGCTGATGAAATTCCTTGGTGTGGTTTATTTGTAGCTTATGTATGTTTAAAAGCAGATAAACAAGTTGTTAAAAATCCTTTGTGGGCGAGAAATTGGGGGCAATGGGGAACTAAGCAATCTACTGCAATGCTTGGAGATATTTTAGTTTTTGAACGTGGTGCAAATAGTGGTCATGTTGGAATCTATGTTGGAG